CAGAAGCAAAATTAACCACAGACCTCATACAGGACTATTCTAAGCAGCGTTCAGAATGGGCAAAACAAGCCGTTGAAGATAATGAGTTCCGTAATGGGAAGCAGTGGTCTGATAAGCAAGTTAAAAAATTAAGAAATAGAGCTCAAGAACCTGTAGTCGTTAATGTCATCCACTCTGCGGTAGAGCAAGCCAAAGCTCTGCTAACCTCAAATTCCCCTCGTTTCCAATCTGCGGCTAGAGAAGACTCTGATGTGAGAACAGGCAGAATCTTTTCTGATTTAATGTCATGGATCTGGGATAATAGCAATGGCAATGCAGTACTTAAACAAGTCATTGACGACTACTATGTTATGGGCATGGGGGTTATGTCTTCGTATATAGACCCTAAGAAAGATTATAGTAAGGGCGAGATATGCTTAAAGGCCATTAGCCCTTTAGATGTTTATATAGACCCTTCATCGCAAGATCAATTTTGTCACGATGCGAATAATATTATTATAGGCAAAAAGGTGATGAAGTCTCAGCTTATCGAGGCATATCCTCAGTATGCAGAACTTATAGATAAAGCTACTGAGACCTCTCATTTATCATTGCCTACCACTACACGTTTTGGATTACTTGACGAGCAGGTTCTCCCTGTAACTGGAAATAAAGATAGGAATGCTGATAAGGATAAAGAATTAGAATTATTTGAAAGATACTCTAAGGTTAAAGTTCCATATAATCGTGTATTTGACCCGTATCAAAATAGAGAAGAAGTATTAAATGAAGAGCAGTTTAAAGAGTATCAAATGCAAGATTGCATGTTATCAATTACTGCTCAAGGGCGTAATTACATTACAGAGCCTTTACAGGTGGCTCAAATGCAGCAAATTTATGAACAAATAGGCTCTGTGTTTCATATGGAGGTAGATCCTCAGACAGGTCAACCTTTCCCTATGGCAGGTAAAGAGAATCAAATGTCAGTACCTGGCTCTACCACAGAGCTGATTCCACTTAAGAAGGCTGAGTTGATAGAGGAGGGTTTGATTGAGGTTGTTCCTATTGAGGAGACTAATATTAAGGTATGTCTTTCTGTGGGTGATGAGTATCTGTATTCTGCAGTTCTTCCTATAGACAGATATCCAATTGTTCCTTTTATGAATCGGCATAATCGCAATCCATATCCAATGAGTGATGTGCGACTTGTGAAGGGGCTGCAAGAATATATTAATAAAATTAGAAGTTTAATCGTAGCTCATGCATCCTCATCTACAAATGTGAAGCTACTCATACCTCGTGGCTCTATGAATAAGCGAGAATTAGAAGAACAATGGGGTAGAGCAGGCACTGCAGTTATTGAATATGACCCTGAACTTGGACAGCCAATCGTAGCAGGGCCTGTTCCATTACCCAATGAATTATATAAAAATGAAGCTGATGCTAAAGCTGATATTGAGCAGATACTCGGCATTTATGCCCTTATGCAGGGAGACCAAGGGGCTGCCCCACAAACCTATAAGGGAACAATAGCCCTTGATGAGTTTGGTCAAAGACGTATTAGATCCAAAAAGGATGATATAGAGGCCTCCTTAAATGAGTTAGCTAAAGTCATCGTAAGTATGATTCAGTATGTATATACCGACAGAAAGGTATTGCGTATACTTAAAGCAAATAACACCCAAGCTGAGATAGAGCTAAACCAACCTGTCTATCATGATATCACAGGTGAGTTTATTGGAAAAGTAAATGATGTGACTATAGGGCACTATGATGTGGTTGTAGTTGCAGGTTCAACATTGCCTAATAATAGATGGGCTAGATTTGAATACTACAAAGAATTATTCTCAATGGGGGTTATTGATCAAGTAGAGCTATTAAAGCAAACAGATGTCGCAGATATGGAGGGTGTACTTGCCAGATCAGGGCAGATGTCTCAATTACAAGGGGCTTTACAGCAGGCTGAAGAAAAGATTAAAGACCTCGAAGGCGATCTACAAACGGCACATCGAGAATCTCTCCACGATAGGAAGCGTGTTGAACTCAAAGAATTTGAAGTGAAATTAGCAAAAGCAGAGGCTAAAGCCGAGATGGCTTCAAGTCTCTATAAAGCTAGGGCAGGTGATGAGCTTGCCAAACTCAAAGAGGCAGTTTCTGATATTGAAGATGATACAATGTCAGAGGTGTCTGAGAAAAACAAGAAGGTAATCGGAATATAGCCATGCTGAGCCCTAGGGTTACAATGGCAGAAAGACGATAATGGAAAACACAATACCACAAGGCGATGCTGCAAAAGCACCATTAGGTAGCCCAGAGATACCTGTAGAAACACCAGGTATAACGGCCCCAACTGGAAATGAAACTGGGATGTTTCATACTGGTGACGATGCAATTGCTCAAAACAATATAGGCACTACTCCTTCAATGGAAGAGGGTCTACCTGTAGGACAAACAGCCCAAGTTGATACCCCTCAAGAAGGATTTAACCAAGCTGAAACTCCAACAGAAAATAATCCAGTTGACGACCCGAATCGTATGCAATATTGGCAATCACAGGCCGATAAGGCAAAAAATGAGAATTTTAAAATCCAACAAGAATTAGAGTACTATCAGAATACTCTGGGCCCGATTGCAAACGCAATTCAAAGTGACCCTGAGTTGCTCGATAGGTTGGAGCAAAAGAATCTCTCCAATGCACCCCAACAAGGTTCACCTGCCCAAGGAAATCTTGATGGCCCATTGAAGCAGCCTGAAGCACCTGTTAAACCGCATTCATACAACGAGGTTGATGCATATAATGATCCAGAGAGTGAATCGTTTAAGTATAGATTATCTAAAGACCAGTATAGGGATAGTATGCTTGATTATTATGGCAAGGTTGATGCACATAGGCAACAAGAGCAGCAAGCTCAATTTGCTAGACAGCAAGAAGCTCAGGCTATAAATCAGGCTCAATCATACACTATGAATAACTTTGGTTGGGATGCCCAAAAGTCTAATGACTTTATAAAATGGGCTCAAAATCCAAACAATGTTACTATGGAACACTTAGCTAAAATATATGATGCAGCTCACTCTCCTTCAAGAAATCAAGTAGAAGCTCAACAAAAGATGGCTCAAATGCAACAGCAGAATCAACGGATGAGTGTCCCTAGGACAGCTACCGTGGAACAGGGCAATCCTGCTCCAGTGATGTCAGATGAGCAGGCTTTTTCAGCAGCTCTACTTGCTCGTAAAAAGTAAAGGAGTAACAAATGGCAGCTAAAAATTTAGGAGCCGATGGTGTTCTTTATACTGATAGACGTGATTTCTACATCGACCCACAAGTTGTTAAAGAACTGTGGACAGATGTATCTCCATTCACGACTGTCATCTCAAATAAAGAGACACGACAAACAAATGACCCAGTATTTAAGATGTTTGAACATCGTAATCCTTGGGTAAAACAAAAGTTCACTATGAATGCCGCAGTGGAAATTCCAGACCCAGATACTGCTGATGGTTCAGCAAAATCAGCCGTTATAGCTGTAGATGGTATCTCAGGTCTTGAAGCTAATGCTACAGCATCATGGGAAGGACTTATCGCTGAAGTATGGAATGCAGCAGAGACAACACGTCAAGCTGTTATTCTTATTACTGATGCTGATGGCAATGATGATATCCAATGCAAAGCCTTATGGACAAATGGTGATGGTGCTTATACCACTGTTGATGGTGATATATGTCATGTCATTGGTAATGCACAAGGCGAAGGTGAAGAATCTCCAGAAGCCTGGGCAGATGAACTATCAGTAGTATGGAACTCTTGTCAAATATTCAAGACTCCACTTGAAATTACTGGTACTTTACTGCAAGCAGCACTTCGAGGTGAATCATCAGAGCTTGCAAGGCTAAGAATGCAGAAGAATCAAGAGCATAAAATGCAGAAAGAAAAAGCTTTCTTATTTGGTGTTCGTGGTAATACTGCCGCAGCAGGCGGAACTAACTTAAGTGCTGCAGAAACTTTCAACGACTTTGGGTTCACAGGGGCTCAAGGCGGTAAAGTTAGAACCACTTATGGTATTGTTTCTGCTCTTAACGCTTATGGCAGTGCCGTAAGCACAGATGATGATCAATCTGTATTCACTATTGATTCTTCATATAAATATGGAGATTTTGTAGATGATATGGAGAAGGTTTTCCAATACGTGCCTACAAGCGGTGTTAAACGTGCATTCTGTGGTGCTGGTGCTCTTGGTTACTGGTCTAAAATGGCTGGTAGTGAAGGGTTTGCTGGCGGATCAGGTTGGACAGTTAACTTGAGTGACATGAAACGTGATACTCTTGGCTTTAACTATAAAGTACTTGAAACCCCACATGGTATACTGCAGTTGATTCCAACTCCAGCGCTTCGTGGGCCAAACAATAAGTACATGTTGGTTGTTGATGAGGATAATATGTTCCACTCTCAATATCGTTCACCGATGTATCAAACAAACATCAAAACAAATAATGCGTACGATGGAGTGAAGGATCAATACTTCTCAGACGAAGGAATTGGTATCACACTTATCGAATCGCACAATCTGTTTAAAATCACAGCATAAGGGAGGGCTATAAAATGGCTAGACCTTATTTGCATGGAACTAATGCAGCTATTAAAACTTTAGCTGCTGATACTACGCTAACTATGGCTGATTCAGGTAAAATATTTATCTGTTCTCAGGCAGGAGCATATAACATAACATTACCAGCGGTTGGTGATGCTATAGGATGGGTGGGAACATTCGTACTTGGCACAGCTGGCTCTAATGACTTCGATATTATCGGAGGAACTGCTGCTGTTATGGAAGGAGTAGAAGTTGCTGATTCAGTTACTGCTATTACTAATATGGACAAAATAACGTTCGTATCTGGTGAAGCAGTAAAAGGCGAAAGAATCGACATCTTTTGTGATGGATCAGCTTACTATGTAACATCATTCTCGGATGATGAAGAACATATAGTTGCATCTACTTAATGCTTAACGATTTGGGTGGGGGAGCAATCTCCCACCCATTTTTATAAAGGGATTATATGCAAAGTTTAAAATTACAAGTAAGTGACTTAATACCAAATAGTCTTAGCGATGCAAAACTAGAAGATCTCTTGGATGCATCTGCTAAGGTTGTATTG